GGTAGAGCTTTCAGTTCTAGAGATTTAGCTTCACTTGCAGTAGGTGGTGGCATAGATCCTATGGCTGCTATTGCTCAGAAGATGGCTGCTTATGTTAATAACCAAAAGCAAAAGGATTTATATTCTTGCTTAACTGGTGCATTTGGATCTATCAACGCAAACTCAAGTAGTTCAGCTTTATTTGATCTAACAATCGACAGTGAGTCTGGTGATTCTCCTACAGTTTTAAGCCCTCGTCATATCGCAAGAGCAAAATCAAAGCTTGGAGATCAGGGCGGCAAGCTTACAGCAATAGCAATGCACTCTAATGTTTATGGTGATTTGCTAGAGCGTAATATGATTGACCGCATCTATGACAACACAGGCGCACCAGATGGTGACGCAACAGGTGGTAGCACAACAAGAGCTTTTGATGGCCCTAATGTTGTTGAGACATTTGGTGGTTTAAGAATTATTGTTTCTGACGATATTCCAACAACAGGTTCTGGAGCTTCTACTGAGTATTCAACATTCTTCTTTACACAAGGGGCAGTTGTTACAGAACAGTTTTGGAAACAGTTGGTTCATGGTCGAAAGTGTATGAGACAAAGAACATAGGTATTGTTCGTGCAACAAACGTATCTAATCAGGATTAATCATGCCTTCATTATTTGACGTAACTGCTGGGTCTTTAGTTGGCCCAACAACAGGTGGAACAGTCACACAGGCTAGTTCAAAAGCGACTGGAGTAACTCTTAATACAGAGTCTGGCCAGATCACAATGCATGACGCAACACTAAACGCTGGTGTTGAGGTAACTTTTGCTGTAACAAATAGCAAAATCTCATCAACAGACGTTGTTGTTGCTTGCCATGGAAGTGCTGGAACTGCTGGTTCATATCTTGTTAACGCAAGTGAAATCGGTTCTGGTAGTTTCAAAATTACAGTTTCTAACGTATCTGCTGGAAACTTAGGTGAAGCTATTGTTATTAACTTTGTTGCTCTTAAGGGTGCATCAAGCTAATGGGAATGTTCGCTTTTAGGCGAATGAGAGAACAAAATGAGGCTGCTCAAAAGGCAGCTTCACTTGTTCAAACTCTTGAAAAGCCAAAACCAAAATCTAAGCCCAAAAAGGTAAAACTCAATGGCGATAACTCTTGATGCTACTGTTGGCGGTGCTAACGCAAACACCTATATAACTCTTGCTGATGCAAACTCTTTTATTGAGGGGCTTGTTCTAAGTGATGACACCGCAGCTTGGGACGGCTCAAGCAACGACAATAAAAATCGTGCATTGTTTACAGCAGCCCAAAGAATAGATAGAGAAAAGTTTCTAGGAGCTAGGGTATCTGATACTCAAGCTTTGGAGTGGCCCAGATCAGGAGTAAGGAAACCTGACACATATACCAACTTGTATGGATTAAGCTTTCCAAACAGATTAGTTGCTGATTATTACCTTGATACTGAAATCCCAGACAGGGTAAAACACGCACAGGTTATCTTGGCTGTATATCTAAACAACAACAGGAACGGA